TCTTTTTCGGCTTTTACACAATCCACGCAATCCCCGGAATATTTAGCAGAGGCGTTCATGCGGAATTATGAGAGACCAGGAATACCGGAGCTGGAACAGAGGACACAGAATGCACGATATTGGTTTGAAAATCTTACATACGGAGAGAGCAAGATTGAGGATGTTGTGCAGCTTGTGTTAAGCCGTGTTGGGAAAAATACATATTCCCAGGATGGGGCACTGAGGGAACGTGTATTTGATGAACCCACAGGATATTCCGACTGTTCGTCATTGATGTGGAAGGCATTTGAGCGCGGGGCAGGTATACAGATTGGGACATGGACCGGGGACCAGATGGAGCACGGTGATCTGGTATGGCACAACCCCAATTATGAGGACGTGTTTTCATTGGACATGCAGCAGATTTCCGGAGCGAAGCGTGGGGATCTGGTGTTTTGGGGAACCAGTGATAATCCGGCTGCATCGACACATGTAGAGATGTATCTAGGTGATGACCAGTTCGTGGGCCATGGTTCGGGCATAGGACCACGGATCAAGACCGCCAGCGCATATACACACGACGGAAAACTGGTGGAGGTACGCAGATATCTGCAGGGAGTAGCCCCTCCGCCGCCAAAGGGTGTCTATCTTGTAAGGTGGATACCGGGAATCCATTGAAAGAGAAAGAAGGTGAAGGGATGATACAGCATATCATACCGGTATACTTCCTGCGGGATGGGATACAAGCAAGGATAGAAATGGTCCAGGGAGATTCTGGCCGGGAAGTTTTATTTTCGGCACAGGATATCGTGCTTTCAAGTGATATGTCAGCAAAAATATATATTGAGAAGCCCAGTGGCCTTTCCAGTTACCGTAATGCAGAGATACGGGACAATTCCGTATCTGTAAAGGCAACTACACAGATGCTTGCGGAAACAGGGACATGCCTGGGACAGATACAGATATACCGGGAAACTGAAAAGGTTACGAGCTTTCTTTTTCGTCTGGAAATAAAAAAATCAATTGTGAATGCGTCAGGAATAGAAAGCAAAGATGAGTTCACAATTTTAGAACAGACCATACAAGAGGCACTCACTGCCATAAAAGACGCAACCGACGCAAAGAATGCGGCAACGGATGCAGCGAAGAAAGCACTTCAGGCCGCGGAAACGGCGGATGCATCTACCAGCAATGCTGACTTAAAGGTGTTGGAGGCGCAGCGGGCCGCAGAGGACGCGACAGCGGCTGCAGGAAGAGCAGACACGGCGGCAGGAAATGCCGCCAAAGAAGCAAGGAAAGCAACAACTGCCGCGTCAAATGCAAATATAGTTTACGAAAAATTGAAGGATATCAGCGCCGAACAGATTAATGATGATATCACAGGAATTAAAACAGCATTGGCTAAAACGATCATAGCGGAGGGATAACATGGCAGTAAAAACAATGCAGGCCATCATAAATGGCCAGACCGTGATTTTGACAAAGAATAGTGAATCTGGAAAGTGGGAGGCAACGGTCACAGCCCCCGGCACATCCAGTTATAAGCAGTCGGGGCATTATTATGGAGTTACGGTCAAGGCAACGGATGAAGCCGGGAACGTAGCAACAAAGGATGCGTCGGACGCAACATTGGGTAATAACCTGCGCCTGGTAGTAAAAGAGAAGGTAGCACCGATCATCACGATTACAGCGCCGACAGCGGGTGCATATCTTGCAAACAATACACCAGATATCAAATTCACAGTTACAGATAACGATTCAGGCGTGAATCCGGATACAATTAAGATCACAATTGACAGTGGTGCCGCCATCACATCCGGTATTACAAAAACTGAGATTTCTGGTGGATATGAATGTACATATAAGTCGACCACAGCCCTTGCAGACGGCAGTCACACAATCAAGGTGGATGCAAGCGACTACGACGGAAATGCGGCTTCGCAGAAATCCGTAACATTTAAGATTGATACCGTACCGCCGACACTGAGCATTACCAGTCCTGTAAATGACCTGATCACAAATAAGGCAGCCTGCACCGTATCAGGTACGACAAATGATGTCACATCCAGCCCGTGTACTGTAACGGTAAAACTCAATAGTGGAGCTGCAGAGGCAGTCACAGTAAATGCAGATGGAACATTTAGTAAAGCTCTTACTTTGGCAAACGGCAGCAACACGATTACCATTGTTGCCACGGACAAAGCAGGAAAACAGACTACTGTTACCAGGACAGTTACTCTGGATACCACACCGCCATCTATTACAGATGTGACGATCACACCTAATCCGGTGGACGCTGGTAAGACATTCGTTATCAGTGTTACCGTAACGGACTGATATGGTAGCGCGTCTTGAAGGAAAGGTTGACGGAAAGGACGTGCTTTTTACAAAAAGTGACGGGGACGTGTGGGAGACCACAGTTCCCGTTGATATTGACGGGACATATATTGTAGAGCTTACAGCCTGGGACGAAGCAGGAAACTACTGCTTTATGACAAGGTGGCTGCTTACTTTTGACCCGTCAAGACTTTGCGTACATCTCATTCCCTGTCCGTATTGGGCAGAGGTATTACCGTCACCTTTTTATGCAGAATTATTACAACCAATATGCAACAGGAGGTGTTAAGGATGGCCCTGAAATGTGAAATGGATATGGGAGAGACCAGGATAATCCAGATAGGGATACACAGTATCCATGATGATCTGTTTAATATACTATCAGCAGAATATGAAATGTCCGAAAAATATACCGGGAATATCGTAGGCAGCGGACAGGCTGATATTGAGAAACATATTTTAAGGGCCATGGTCACGCCGCCAGAACCGGGAACATATCTTCTGAAATATATCTATCAGATTGGAATGGAAACGTTCGTGGAAGTGGTGGAGGTAAAAGTGAAATAATGGCGCTGATAAATATAAAAATTACAGATGTACAGATTACACCACAGACTGTTATGGTGTCCGGAACTTTTAAAATATCGGTCACGGTGGAAAACATAGTGCATCCGATTCTGAATACGGACGGAGGCATGTTATTGGATGCCGACGGGAATGTGCTGGAATATGTACCACAGGAAAATTGGAATCTGGAAACTGCGGCAGGCGAACCGATAACTGCAGCAGATAATGAGAAAATAATAGTCATAAGCGAATAGGGAGGAATTTAAATGGCAGAAGTAGCAGGAAAGAAAATCAAAGAATTAGAATTAGTAACAACAGTAAGTGGCAAGGATGATTTACTCATAGATACTACGCCAGATACAGGATCCCCACAGACAAAAAGAATATCTGTGGGGAAATTCAAAGAAGAAATGAATCGTGAACTAAACTCCGCTTTAGGAGGGTTTCAAATTCTTACCGGAAGAGTGGACATTACGCCAAACGCAAATACACCAACTGCAAAAGCAGTAGTGTTTAGCCGTGAGTTTGCGTCAGCACCGGTTGTCATTACTTGCCCTGCCAGTTCAGCACCTGGTACAGCCATAACCGGAACATCTGCGTCTGATGTAACAAAAAGTGGATGCAACATTTATCTTACACGTAGTGGAACTACAACCAGTACAGTAATGTGGGTAGCAATAGGACCAGCAAAATAGCCTATTTTACATTGGCCCTATTGCAACCCACACCATAATTGTCTCTGTATCATTTATCCTTGTAACATATGCTTCAAACCCATCTTTTGTATTATTACTTGTACCAATTCCCAAAACATTTGTGCCTGGTACGGATGAAATAACAGTCATCACTACGCCGGGCTGACTTTTAAAGGGTTTCGGGAAAGTTACCTTTTTCATAGTGGGTTCATTTGGCTTCGGGGTTATAGTAACTCTTCCCGTCTGAATCGCCATTCCACCTAAAGCGGAGTTTTGTACACAGAAAGGAATAAAATCATGGAAATTAGGGCAAGACCGAGAGCGGTCTTATTTTTATTAAAAAAATTATATAAAGGAGACAACATGTATATAGGACCACAAGAATTAATCATGGCAGGCAGTGTTATAACAGCAGTGATGGGAATTTTTGCTGTTGTCTTTGCAGTCTATAGATGGTATTTAAAACAAAATAAGCAGGATGAAGAAATTGAAAAGATTAAGTCAGAACAATGCCTGCTTACATATGGGATACTTGCTTGCTTAAAAGGAATGAAGGAGCAGGGATGTAATGGCCCTGTGACAGAAGCAATCGCAAAAATTGAGAAGCACGTAAACAAACAGGCACATGATCAGGAGGGATAAGAATGGAACAGATTATGAATTATGTGAAACCGGAATTACTGGTTTTGGCCGTCGTACTGTATTTTGTAGGAATGGCAATGAAAAAAACAGAAGCAATTTCAGATAAATACATACCGGTAACAATTGGTACTATAGGTATCTTGCTGTGCGGTATATGGGTGGTTGCCACATCTCCGATGGGAGGAATGCAGGAGATTGCAATGGCGGTGTTTACGGCAATTGTCCAGGGTATCCTGGTGGCCGGACTGAGTACCTATGTAAATCAGGTTATCAAGCAGCATAACAAAGAGGAGTAGAGGGCGAGTAATCGCTCTCTTTTTTTGCGCCGGCGCAAGAGCCGGAAGAAAGGAGTAATATATGAAAATTAATGTACATGCAGGACATAACTTTAAAGTCCCGGGAGCTTCGGGGGTATTTTCAGAGACCGCGGAAGACCGGAAAGTAAAGGACTTGGTGATTAGTAAGCTCCGCGCGGCAGGGCATACAGTATATGACTGTACAGATGAGGATTCCGGCAGTGTAAGCGGAAACCTTGCAGCTATCGTGGCGAAATGCAATACCCATGCCGTAGATCTGGATGTGTCCGTCCATTTCAACTGCTATAATGGATCGGCGCACGGAACAGAGGTATTTATCTACAATTGGGGAACAGCCGCAGAACCCTATGCCA